TTACAGTATTGGATGAGGTCCTCCTGGGCCTCCTCGGTCTCGGCTTCGACCTCGGTGGTCACCTCATCGGGAACCTCATCGAGATATTCCTCGTATTCGTCGATGTCGTCTTCAGCTTCGTCGGACTCGAACTCGGCCTCGGTCGTGACGTCGACCTGGCTTATCTCCTGCAGCTTGTCGATGAACGCCTGCACCGGGTCGAGGCCCTCGTTCGCTGCGTTCGCAGCAGCGTTGAGCGCGGTGTTGAACGCCTCCTGGGAGATGCCTGCGAAGTCGATCGCCGAATATCCAAGGTCCCTGAGCGTCTGCGCGAACGTCTCGCCGTCCGTCCCGAGCATCTCGGCCATCGCGTTGAAGTCGAGTCCGACCTTCTGCATCTCGGCTGCGAACTGCTCGCCGAACGTCCCGACCTGGACCCCTGCCTCTCGCAGTATCTCCTCGATGGTCATGCTGTCGCCGAAGTCGCGCCACAGCTCCGCTATGCGCTGGATCTGCTCGCCGCTTATGTCGCCGAGCTCCTCGGTCGTGAGGGCCGTGCTGTCGATGGCGTCCTTGAATAGGTCGAGGTCGGCGCTCGCGCCTTCGAATACCGCCGCCCATTCAGAGTTCGCGGTAATATAGCCTGAAAGGCTGTTCGTTCCGTTTTCGATGACGCCGTACAGATCGCCAAGCTGCTTCTTGTAATGCTCTGCCGCCTTGTCGGTTTCGTCGTATACGCCCTGGGCTGTCTCAACTTCCTGGGTGAGCCGCTTTTGCTCGACCCTTGCCGTCTCGAGGTCCTCTAGGTCGCTCGGCGCAAGTAACCCGCCTTGGCTCTTCTTCTTCTCTTCGAGCCTGTCGATTTCGGAGTTGACGTCGCTGAGCTCCTTCTTATAAGAGGCGAGGTCCCTTGCCGCATCTTCCTTCTGGCTGGTAACGTCTTGCAGGTCGGCGATAAGGGTGTCGGCCTTTATCTGGAGCTGCTTCTTGGCGATGTACTGGTCGATAGCGTCGAGGTTCTCGAGGAGCTGGCCCTGCTCGTCCTTGAGCCTGCCGGTAGCGAGGTCGGATATCTCTATCTGCGTGCCGCACAGCTCGTTGACCGTATCGACGGCGGCGGCGAACTCGCCCATCTCCTCCGCGGTGTGGCTCGTCTGGCTTTGGTATTTGTGCATGACGGCCTGGGCGGTCTCGAGCCTGCTTATCTCGTTCTGAGCGGCATCGTTCCGCTCGGTGATCGCGTCCTTCAGATGCAGGGATGCCTGCACGAGCTCCTCGACGCCCCTCCACGATGCCTCGATGGATGAGTTGTACAGGTCGAGGTCTCTCCGTGCGTTGGCTATGCCGGGTGTCGTTGCAGTTATCGCATCGGCCCATCCGTTCGTGGCCGCCTTGGCGTCGTCCGCGCGCTGCTTCTGGTCCATGAAGCCCTTGGCTACGAGGCCGATGACGACCGCGACGCCCGCTATCGCCGCCACAGATGCGGCGAACGACCCTGTCAGGCCCGTTATAGCGGCTTTAAGCCCCGTGGACTTCGCCGCGGCGGCTGCTGCTGAGGTTCCGGGTGCGGCGAGCGCCTTGCCATAGGTGTTGGCGGCGGACGTCGCGACCGTCATCGACCCGATGGTCTTCTGGGTGACGCCCTCGCTCACCATCATCTGGACCGAGGCGGCCTTCGCGGCCTCGCCGGTCAGCCTGAACGACGATACCAGGCTGCTCACGTCCTTGGCAGCGTCCTTCAGGAGCCCGAAGCTCCTTATCTTCGCGAACGCCTCGCCGATGCCCGTGACGGCCGAGCCCATGGCTCCGAGGCCGACGATGACCGGGCCTATTGCCGCCGATATGCCGCCTATGGCTACGATCGCCGTCTTGACCCCGTCGGGCATCGCCATGAACGCCTGCGTGAGGCTCTGCAGCACATCGGAGAACATCTTGATTATCGGGGTGGCGCCCTCTGCTATCTCGTTGGCGAGCATCTGCGCGTTGTTCTGCATGATGGCGAGCTGGCCGGAGAAGCCCTCGGCCTTCCTGCCAGCCTCGCGTGCGGCGTCGCCGGCGCGCTCGATGGTGCCGTCCCGCATGACCGTCGCGGTGCCTTCCCACGCATCACCCGCCATCTTCATGGAGTCGGCGAGGACGTCGGTCGTGTTGGTGAGGCCGGCGAGGAGCTGCATGTCCCTGACACCGGTGATGCCGATGTCGGCGAGCGTGTTCGTGACGCTGCCGCCGCTCTCCTTGATGCGCTTGAGGCCCTCGATGAACAGCTGCATCGCCCTGGCAGGGCCGTGGTTCTCGGTGTCGCCCCACGTCGTCGCGAACTCCTCCGCCGAGACGTCTGCGATTCTCGCGTACTTCTCGAGCGCCTCTCCGCCGGAGTCGACGGCCTTCTCTATCCTGCCGAGCGTCCTCTGCATCGCGCCGCCGGCGGCGGCGGCCTTCTGGCCCGTCGCGGTGGCGGCTGTTGCGAACGCAAGCACGTCGGAAGTCGCCATGCCGACGTTCGCGGCCATGCCGGCGAACCTGGTCGAGATCTGCATGATGTCGGATTCGAGGGCAGGCTCGTTGTTGCCCAGGCGAACCAGGGCGTCTGCGAAGCTGTCGTAGGATTCCTGGCCGAAGTGCATGATGTTCGAGAGCTTCGCGAGGTTGAGCGCGATGTCCTCGGCACTCATGTTCGTCGCGATATCCAAATTCGCGACGGTCTCTCCGAATTGGCCGAGAGAGGTGGCCGCTATGCCCAATTGCCCGCCGATCGCCTCGATCTCGAGTATCTGGTCGGCCGATGTTACGTGGGTGCGCGAGAACTCCAGCGCGGCGTCCTTGAGGCTCTCGAACTGCTCCTCGGTGCCGTTGACGGTCTTGCGCATGTCCCGGTACGCCGAGTCGATCTCTTCGGCGGACTGCATGGCGTACCTGCCGACCCTCATCATCGCCTGGGTCAGCGTCGTGTACAGGCCGTATCCGATCCTTCTCAGGTTCTCGAACCCGGCCTGGTAGTTTTTGACCCTCTTGAGCTGGTCGTTTATCTGCTGCAGGCGCGCCCTGAGCTGCACGGCCTCTTCGGATGCCTCGCGGAACTTGACATCCAGCGCCGTCGACTTGACCACGCTGTCGGCGTCCCTCAGCTCCTGCTTGACCTTGACTATCCTCTCGGCGAGCTGGTCGAGCTGGGCCCTGTTGCTCGAAAGATCCCTCTTGGCCTCGGCTGAAAGGGATTCTTCCGCACGCTCGGCTTCCTTGATGCTGAACTCGACGTCGTTGTACTGAGCCTCGAGCTTCTGGAGCTTGGCGTCGATGTCGGCATAGGCCCCCTTGGCCTTCTCTGCTGCCGTCCATACGTCTGTGAGCTGGGCCTTCTGCCTGTCGAACCCGTTCGAGCTTCCGATCTTCTCGATGAGCGCCTCGACGGCCTCCAGCTTCGACTTGATGGCATTCTGCTCTGTGATGAACGCCGTCGCCTTGGTCCTCGCGGCCTCGATGCTCATCGGTGCCTGCTTGAACGCCTCGGCCATGTTCTTCGACGACGTCGCCGCTGCGTCTATGGCGGCATCGAGGCGCCTCGCGTCCGCGACGGCGGCATCCAATCCGGATACGCCGCCTATCGAGTACATCTCGGCGCGGAACCTGGCCGCCTCCTCGGTCGCCTGCCTCAGCTCGCTCTCGTATGCGACGAGCTGTATCTGGGCGGTGCGGTAGCCCTCTACCGACTTCATCGCCTCGAGGTCGGACTTGAAGTCCCGATGCGCGGCCCTTAGCCTGTCGAGGACCTCCTTGGCTATCTTCCAGCTCGCGACGACGTTGTTGATGCCGTCCATTCCGAACTGCTTGCGCAGGTCGTTGTCGCTGCCCATCGTCGCCTTCTGGATGAGGCTCCTCAGCTCCCTGGCGGCGTCTGCCGACGTCTCCATGTCGCGGGCCAGCTCCTGGACGTGCTTCTTCGCCTTGTCGAAGCTGATCTTGTTCTGCTCGGCGTAGAGCTTCGACGCAGCGTTGTAGATGCGTTCCAGCTCGGCGTCGACGTGGTTGTACTCCTGTCGGAGCTTGTTGACCGCCGCGAACACCTTGTCGGTGTTCGCCGCCAGGTCCTTCATCTTGCCGCTCGCAAGGCCGCTGCGCGCGCTGAACTCGACCGTCTTTGAGGAAGCCTGCTCTATGGCGGCGGATATCTTCCGCGCTGCGGTCGCGGCCATGGCGGCCTTGTCGCCGGCGAGGTCCAATCGGCTCTCCATCGCCCTCACGTTCGACGTGTCGAACTTGAGCGCCTTGGAGAGGCGGTTGAACTGGGTGTTCGCGTCGCCCGCCGATTTCGTGATGGAGTTGATGGCCGACTTGAGCGGGCGGGCGTCCGCTCCGATCCTCAGTGTCAGACCTTTGAAAACGTCGGCCATCGCCAATTCCTCACAGGTTCATGAGGGACCTCACGTCGTCGGACGTGGCCTCCCTCGTCTCTTCAACGTCAGCACCGTGCATGTCCTCCCATTCCCACAGGAGCTGCATCATGTGCGTGTACTTCATGTGGCGCATGTCGCTCAAAGTGAGCCCCGCGTTCAAGCCCAAGGCCGCCATGCGCGAGTACGGCCTCGGGCTCGTGTTTCCGCTTCCCTCCGACTCCCTACGCGGGAGCTTCGGCACGAAAGAAGCAGTCGGAGATCTCCAGGGCGAGCCGTTCGCGCTCGAGCCAGAGGTTCGTCCCCGACGTCTTCTTCATCCAGGCCGTGTATCCGGGTGCGGCCGCGTCGGCGGTCTTGATGGCCGCCCACATCGCCTTCGTGACTGCGAGCCAGTTGATCTTCGTGAAGTCGATCGTTGCGATTTGGCCGCTCTCGTCGGACGTGACGATCTCCTCGCCCGCCTGCACGCCGAAGAAGTCCTTGATGAGGTCCGACTGGAACTCGGCCTCGTACAGGTGCGCCGTGTAGAACGAGACCTCGGCCTTCACGGCCTTGCCGTCGATGGTCAGCTCGAACATCTATCCCCTCCCTTACGCGGACAGGCCGGACTCGGAGGAGCCGGGCGTCACGACGGAGGCGAAGAACGCGCTGTAGAGCGAGGCGTTCGTGCTCGTCTTCTGGATGTGGCCCTGGACGAACTGCTGCTTGTTCCCGTTGTAGGTGAACTCCTGCGACGCGATGCGCAGGGTCAGCTTCTCGGTGTCCACGCTCGGGTTGTCGTTCTTGGTGTTCGCGTTGATCTCGGGACGCGATGCACGGCAGTTGTAGAACGCGAAGCCGATGGGGCCGTCGTCCGTCTGCATCTCGGTGACGAGCGCGAATTGCGCGGGCTCGGCGCTGCCGACCTCGAACTGCACGCCCGTGGCCTGGTCGGCGATCTCGCCGAGGAGGTCGACGCGCACGCTGTCGGGGATGTTGGACAGCTCGAGGTCGCCCTTGTAGCCGCCGTTGGTTCCCAGGAACGTGTAGCAGATGGTGTCGTCGGCGTAGAAGTCGCTGCCCTCGCCGCCCTCGGTGGACAGGCTCAGCGCAACGGCCCACGGCAGCTCCTTCATGGAGCCGTACTCGCCGGTTGCGGGATTGTAGATTGCGTACTTGGTGTTACGCAGTCCGAAACGTACTTTTCTAGCCATCGAATCCTCCTTCGATTTGACTGAACGTGTATGCGACCATGAGCAGGTTGTCGTTCTCGATGTATGACTCGCTGCGCCCGACCGAGCCGAAGCTCGACCGCAGGGAGTCGCCGAGGCGTTTCTCGAGCGCCTTGTCGCGGCGCTTCTCGTACAGCTCAACGGTCCACTTGTGCTTGACGGCGACCTCTACGTCGTCAGCGGTTATCGGGGAGTCGTCCCCGTAGTAGCAGGCGAAGGGCGGCGCCGGCGCGGTGTCGTTGGGCCACTCCATGTGCGTGCACGGGACGATGCCCGATACGGCTGCGTATACATCCGCATGCGACATGTCAGCCCTCCAATGCCTCTCCGATCGCGTCCTCTGCCCGCTCGATGAAGTCCTTCTCCATGTCGTCGAACGCCGGCTTCATATGCGGGTAGGCCGTGGTCCTCCTGCCTGTGGCGGTCAGGTGGCCCTTCTCCAGGAGGTGGACCAGACCGGGCTTGGCCTTGTTGCCGACCTCGCCCTCCGGCTCCATGCCTCCGACCTCCGCATGGCTTGCGAATCCCTTCATGTACTCTGGGGACCATGCGTGCTTCCCTGAGCTTCCGTAGGCACCGGCGCGCAGCCCCTTTGCCGTCTTGCGGGCCGACTGCTGCACCGCCTTGCCCAGCCCCTGGGCGCAGGCGACCGGGATGTTCCCGATGAGCTCATCGAGTCCCACGGAGAACATGTCGGCGTCGACGGTGACGTTCTTAGCCATCGGACTCGTCACCGCCCTCCTGGCCCTCTTGGGGCGTGGCGGCCGGGGTCTCTGCGGGCTTCTCATCGCTCGAGTCGGACATCTGGTGCCTGAGGACGAGGCGTGTGAAGTCGCCGGATTCGACGACGGCCTCGACCGAGTACCACATGCCCCGGTAGAGGACGTCTCGCTCCCCCTCGTAGTCGCACGTCCTGACCTGTATCTCCGCAGATGGGGATATGCCCATCTCGTGCATCGAGTACCAGGACTGGGCGCCGATCGCGAACGGGTTGCAGAAGACCTCCTTCAGGGTGTCGTCGACCTGCATGACGCCCTCTTCATCGGGCGTGTAAGCCTT